TTTTAATTCTGGGTACATTCTTTTAACTGCAAGAACATACATTAAATCTTGCACGTTATCTTCTAAATCTTTTCCCTTAAAAATTTCTTTACTTGATTTAAAGTCTCTAATTAAAGCGGTATCTTTTGTAATAAAAAGTTTATCAATAAAACCTTTAATTTTAAAGTTAATTTTTTCGTCTTCAAAATTTAAGTCAAAATCTTTTTCAGAAATACTTTCTTTAAGTTTTCCCATTGACTCTCCATAGAAGTCATACGACAAACCATTGAGTATCATTTCTTTGATAGAATCAATGTTCTTTTTATCTGCAACTCCTTCTTTTTCAGCAATTTGTTGAAGTAGGTCTTGAACTATTTTACTGCCAGATATGCAGCCCTTTTTAATTATTTTGTTGAATTCTTTTTTATTTTCTCCAAGAAATTCAAAAATTTCATGGCAGACGGTTCCTCTTTTTGCTCCATCATTGCTTTTGTCTGGAGCTTTTAAGAAATACTTAAACCAATAAAGCCAACTGCAAGATTGCACCGTTTTGATCCTGCTTGCAGATAAAGTTGTTTTTTCAGACATTGCATTTTTTAATAAACTTACTAAGTTTATCTTTGTTAAATTCTTTATTATTTTTTTGACAGAAATCTAAAATATCACTCATTGCCATTGGCCGCAAGCTTTTCCAATCTTCAAACGAGATATCTTTCTGCTGCATCTCTGAAAAATCATTTAAAATTGGAAGTTTAATTTTCAGCAAATCCAAATCAAAGAAAGAGGATAGCTTTATTAAGATTTTTATCGCAGCAAGTAATCCTCTATTTTCTTCTTTTTCTGAATCATTATTTGTTGCTATAATAATTGATTTAAGATCCTGAGAAATTAAATAATTAATTATAGCTGGACTGCAATCTAATCCAAAAGCAACAATATTATTATGCAATCCGTTTGCAGTCAAAGCCATGCTGTCTCCGATGCTTTCAACTAGAATAATTTCTTGATTTTCAATTTGTGGAAAATCTGGAATCATCATTGGGTAAATCCAATTTGATTTTTTGCCTATTAATTTCCACTTTGGAATTTCTTCGTCGTCATCTACGACTCTTCTTCCAGCGAAACCAAAAATTTGTCCAACGTCATTGTAGATTGGAAAAACAATTCTTCTATACATTCTTCCTGCGGAGGCCAGCCCGCACTTGTATAGTTTTTGAACTTCTTCTGGAATTCCTCTTTTTTTATAAAACGAGTAATTTGGAAATAACTTTTTTAAACAGTCTTCTGGATAGATTTTTTCCATCTCTAATTTTTCTTTTTTCTCAATTAATTCTTGAGAACGAGATTCGTTCTCAATTAAATATTTTGAGATAATAGAATAGTCAGTCGTATTTAATGTTAATTCAACAAGTTTTTTAAATGGCATTGGAGCTTTATTTTGAACAAAGTCCTGCCATACGCCAGTATCTTTATAAATTTTTAAAGCAGAATTATTATTTCCGTTTCTATATACAGCTTTTGCTCTCCAATGATTTCCGTAATCATTGAGTTCGTACCCGAGTTCAAGTAAAGACGATTGAATTTTAGATCTCATCGAAGTTAGGAATTCTTTGGCCCATAAACTCTGAATCTTCATCAAGGTCAGCTCTTCCATTTAAGAAAGCTGCAATGTCACGAAGATCGCCTTTTTCTGTAATTGAAAAATTTTTAAATTCTAAATTAATAAAATTATTTCTCATCGTGTCGCCAATTCTAACTGGCTCTAACGCTCCAGCTAAATCTGAACCAAGATGGCGATGCTTAATACATATGAATTTATGAGTTCCAAATTGATTTCCCTCGCTTTGAATTTCATCAATAGTCTTTTTTCTCAAAATAAACATGTGAGAACTGAATTGAGTGATTCGATCAGAAAGAGAAACAATGCTTTCATCGTCAACTACATTTTGTGAGTTTCTATTGTTTGTGATGCCAGTTCTGTTACTCTGAACAGAAGTAATCATGGGAATAATTGGCTTGCCATCGATAAGCATTTCTTTTTGAATGCATTTTTTAAATTTATCAACCATTTCACCAACTAGTTGCCATTCGTTCTTATCGCTTTTTTCCGAAGTCGTTTTAATGTAATCAAAACTAAAAACCATTTTATTGCCTCTACCGATGCTTGAGTAATAAAATCTTTTTAAGGTATTGATCATTGAATCTACATCAAGACCGCCAACATTGTAATAAAAGAATTTCATCTTTTTTACCTTTGGCCAAACCGCCCTAACCTTTTCGACAATCGCGTCTCCTGCTTTTCTCCATTGTCCACTTTCCAATAAATGCATTGGAACTCCAGATAAAGCTGTGCATTGCCTCATCATTAATTCCTCCTTACTCATTTCTCCATTATCAAAATGCAGTACTGGAACATCATAAATTGACGCAACCTTTGTTGCGTAGTCCATGCAGAATTGCGTTTTACCCACTCCAGAACGAGCAACAACAACCGTAATATTTCCAGGTCTTAAAAGAGAGCCGTATATATCATTTATCTTTTTATGCGGTCCCATTAATCCAAATTCTTTAATTGGATTGTTTCCCCTGTCTTCAATGAGGTACTCCATATCGTCATAGATATTTTGTGGAGTATCTGCGCCTATTTCGTAAAAATTTATTTTAGAATTATAAATTTTATCTGCAGAACTAACAATGTCCAGATAAGAACTTTCTGGAGGCATTGCTTTCATTTTTTTTCCAACCTCAAGAGAGGAATCATATATCTCTCTTCTGATTGTATATTTTTTTAATTCTTTTGCCGCTTTAATTGTACTTGTTTCGGATACTTTTCGCATCCCAAGCGATTTAATATAATCCGCAACATTAAAATTATCTTCAAATGATATGCCTATTGACTGAATTCTCTGTGCAATAATAACATCATCAATATCTTCAGCATTTTCAATTGCTTGCTTAATAATTGTAAAAATTGTTTTATTCAGAATTGAATCATCAGAATAAAAATCTCTTTCGCTGACGAAAGAACAAATGTCAACGAAAGAGTTAGGATTTTTTATTAGACCTGCAAGTAGTTGTTTTTCTAGTTCATATGAATAGATCATGACTCATGCTACAGTCAAAGAAAGTAAATGTCAATCATCATCGTCGTTTTCTTCTGGACTTTGCTCAAATTCAACATGATGCATTGATGAGTTATCTTCGGTAAAAATTTCTAAAAATTTTGTTAATGCAAATTCGGTTGCCTGAGAATCAAATTTTTGTTTTATTTGACCATTTCCTTCTTCGTCAATATAAGCTAAAATATAACCTTTATTTTTTTGCATTCCGCCTGTAAGTTCATAAAGTGTTTCTAGAAAATTATCTGGTATTTCAAACTTATTAAATTTGACTTTTTTTCTAGCCATATTTTGTATTACACTACAAATAAACATCAAATTTTTCAAACAAATCTTTATTTAAAATATCGGAAGGGTAAATTTCTACAAATTGAATTTCATTCAATGCGCAAAAATCTATTTTATTAACGTCTCTTTTTATCTGTTTTAAATAACCACCTCTTGTTGAATGAAAGAACGGAGTGTATTTAAAATGTTGCTGGCCTTGAACTTCTATTGCTATTTTTTTATTTGCGTTGTAAAAATCCAAAGATAATCTTGTTCCAGCTATTCGCATTTCTTCAAATACGACATCTCCTTCCCAAAACTTTTTTAAAAAAGTTTTTACTTCGAATTGGAACTTGCTTCTGCTTTTTCCATCCCATTTGATTAAGAACTTTTTTATGTTCTTGACGGTCTTTTCTTTGCCATCAAGAGTTTTGAATTTCATTAATGGAATTTTTAAAATAGTTGACTAAAAATTTAATTAAACTGGGATTTTCTTCAATAAATTTAAATAAAGCTTTTTCGCCTTGAAAATTTTCTGGAAGCTGAATGTTAGTGTCCTTTATCAATTCAATAAAATCTTCAGATGGCTTAATCCAAGGTCCAGATCTTTCTACAAATTCCCAAGCGTATAAAAGATCAACTAATTCTTTTTCGATCCAAATTGAACTTCCATTTTTTCTTCCATATCTAATCGGATATGGAATTTGAAGATTTGTTTTTTCGTTTGGAGATTTTTTTATAGTTACTTTTGCCCAATGTCCGATGGGGGGATTTTTTTCTAAATCTATTTTTTTGTTATTTGGATCTTGAAGAATTAAGTCTCCACCAAAACGGGGCTCAAACTCTAAAATCCAATTAGCAAAATGCAGCAAAGCGTTTCCGCCAGTTGCAGAAGTTTGCCTAATTGGAGCTTTGCTATAAGGATCTAGTTTAATATCTGCCCGTACTTGCGATATAAAGACCGCCATATGCCCTCTCTTTGCTAAAGCGATAGACATGCGCTTCATAAAGTTCGCGGCTATTACGGCCCCTCCAGCAACCTTATTGCTGTCTTCAAATGTTTTATCAAGATCAACTTTACTAATTAAGCCATCGACAGCATCAAGAAGAAAATAATATTTAATACCTTCTTGGTTATTGGCAACTAAAGATCTCATTGCGTCAACCACCGTCTCGTAAATGTTACTCTCAAAAACAAAACAGGTTCCAGCCGTCCAATCTTCTGCAGATGTTGTAAACTTTACACCAGACCTTTCTTTCATTTCTTGAGAAAGTCTTCCTTCCGCTTTGATATAAAATCCCTTTGCATTTGGAACTGAACTCAAAAAATTACGCATTACCTCTAATGCTTGGCTAGTCTTGCCGCCTTCGTTGATTCCGCAGAACCTATGTAATCCAGGTCCAAAACCTCCCCCCATATGAATATCGAGTTGTAATGAGCCACTTGAAACTTTGTAATTGAAGTCGTCTTCAAAGTTATAGTGATCGTCTTTATTATTCTTCAAGAAATTAGATAGAATTTCATTTGAAGTTACAATTTTGTCTTCTTTTTTAGCCATTTAAAAAATCCCTTACTGTTTTTGGTTTTTTGTTTAATTTTAAATCTTCTCCAAATTTTTCGTCGCTTATTTTAAGCGTGTCATATTTAGAGTAATCAACTTTGTATTCAAAACATCTAAACCTTCTATCGAGTTCTTGTTTGAAAGAATCACAAAGAAGTATTGCAATGCTATCGTATTTTTTATCAAAAGTCAATGCGTTAACAAATTCTTCAGAATATCTTTCAATTAAAAGATTAAGCATCTTCATCTCTTTCGAGAAGAAGATGCGAGAACCTTTGTTCGGAAACTCAAGTAATTTTTTTAGAATTGTGCGCTTATTTATTTTCGCCACAATTCAAGCTATCACAATGCCAGATCATTGTCAACCATCTTCCTTACTAGCTCTTTAAAAGAAACTTCTGGTTTCCAACCTAATTCTTCTCTTGCTGGAGTTGAATCTCCCAAAAGCAGATCAACTTCCGCTGGTCTATAGAATTGAGGATCTATTTCCATTAAAATTTGATTTTTATTTGTATATTTTTTATTTTGCCCCTCTCCAATCCATTCGCCTTGTATACCCGCATGTTCAAAAGCAAGTTCTACAAATTCTTGAATGGTATGGGTCTCGTTTGAAGAAAGGACATAATCTTTTGGCTTTTCTTGATTCAACATTAGCCATACGCCTCTCACGAAATCTTCGGCATCACTCCAATCTCTTTGTGAAAGAATGTTACCCAATCGCAATGGTTCAAATTCCTTTTCAGATTCAATTGCTTTTTTAATTCTAGCTACATTTTTTGTAATTTTTCTTGTAACAAATTCTTCTCCTCTCCTTACTCCTTCGTGATTAAATAAAATTCCTTGTACTGCGTAAATATTATACGATTCTCTATAAACTTTAACTAAATGATGAGCCGTGCATTTTGAAACTCCGTATGGAGATCTAGGCTTAAATGGATGCTTAATATCTTGCGGAGCATAATCTACGTCTCCAAATTGTTCTGAGCTGCCAGCATTATAAAATCTAGTATCTGGTTTAATATTTTTAATTGCTTCCAAGCAATGAAGTACTCCCATTGCATTTGTTTGCATGTGATTAATTGGCATTTTCCAACTATTTCCAACAAAAGAATTGGCAGCAAAATTAATAAAATAATCAGGTAAAATTTCTGCAAATGTATTTCCTATGCTTTCTGTATCTGTAATATCCATCTCAACAATTTTAAATCTTGGATTAGATTTAAGATGTTGAATGTTTTTATGGTTTGGGACGCTTAATCTTCTACAAGCTCCGTAAATTTCTGCATTTGGATATTTAAGCAAAAGATATTCAGCCATCAAGCTTCCATCTTGCCCAGTAATTCCAGTTATTAAAATTTTCATTTTTTTCTCGAACAAATTGTAATTCCAAGTTTATGTTTTGATGAAAAAATTTCACTTAAATTGAACAATTCAATTTCTGAAATTAATCTACTAACACCTTCACAGCAAACTGAGTCATGAAAAATCATAAATCCATCTTCAGATAAAAATGGTAAATAATTTTGAACGTCTTTTTTAACACCATTATAAGAATGATCAGCATCGATATAAATAATATCAAATTTAATATTAAATTTTGATAACCAATCGCCAGCTTCTTTTGTTTGTGAATCTCCTATATATTCTTTAAATTCAATATTTTTTAAATTTTCTGGCCTTAAAACATGTCTATCGTGTTGATTATTGTCGATAATAAATAAATCATTTATTTTCAATATCTCACAAAAAACTTTGGCATTTGCGCCAGATGCAGATCCAACTTCAAGCATTGAATTAATTTTTTCTTGTTGCAAAAGAAAAAAAAGTATTTCAGAAATTTCATCTGGATTTTGTTGCAAATAAATACCACCTCTAAAATCGCCTCCAAAAGTATTAATGCAATCTGAACCTTGTCTTAATATATATTGTTTTATTTCATTTAAATTCATATTCGTTTTTATTTATTTTTTGATGATATAAATCTCTGTCTATATTAAAGTAAGATTTTACTTTTGCAATTTTTGAATTTTTTAAAAGCCACATTTCTGGAGCGTAATAACTATCTTCGCATTCATCTAATGATGCTATATAGTTTGAATTTGCAAACCAAAAATTCCCAGAAAAATGAAGTTGTGGCTCGTTTTTTAAAAGCGAACCCACTGCATCATTTTCATTCAAATCAAAAATACATTTTGAGTAATTTTCTATTAAAAAATATTCCATTAAGTTGATCCAAGCATTTATGTTTTCCATATTAGAATTTCTACTCACTCCCTTTGCGTGAAGATATAAAATATTTGAATTGTTATTTTTTAAACAAAAATTTCTTAAATAATTTATACTTTTGGATTCATTTGGATGTGCGTTTCCAGTATTTATAGTTTCTATTTTTTCATTTAGAAGAAATTCGTTTCCATTCGATCCATTTGGAAAAATGTAAAATTTATTAATATCGTTTAATAAATTAGATTTTTTAATTTTTTCAAAAGTTTTTATAA